GCTTGGAATATTGGTGGCGGCGCAACCGTAGCGCCTTGGTAAGCGCCAAATTGCGGGTTTTGAATCTGTGAGCCACTCATTAGCGCCGTAATCTCATTCAGAGGCATCTGACGCTGTTGTATAGCCTCTGCAAGCGCCTGCTGTTGTGCAATGTTGCCAAACTGACCCGACTGCACTGCTTGGTTAAAGCCTTGTGCATTTGCGCCAATGTCAAGATTAAGACCCTGCAAAACCGCCTGTGTTCGAGCATCGGTCTCTTGCTCACCAAGGGATCGAATGGCGTTGTCGTAAGCCTCTGTGCCTGGTCGCAGACCCTGATTGATCAGGTTTGTCTCAGTGCTAACGCGCTGTCTTGCCAAGGAGGGATTAAGCCGAGACATAATTGCTTCTTGCCCTGTCATGCCTGCATTGACCGGCATCTTGGCTATTCCACTTGTGTCCAGCGATGTCTGCACCGCAGGCCCACCAAAACTAAACGGCTTGTCTAGCACGGTGCTGGCGGTATCTGCGCCCTTTTGTCCAAGGTTAGCAAGTGAGTATTGAACGCCTTGTTGAGCGTCTAAAGTCTTTTGAGCCGTAGGTGTAAGGGTTTGGCGAACTGTGGGAATATCGCCCTCATAGCTCACCAATTGAGTACCGTAGGGCGTGTAAGTATTGGGATTAGATAGCTTTGCCGTAGCCCGAGCAGACTCTAAGTTTGCCGCGCCCTGTTCAATAGCCGCACCCTTGTAATCAGGTGCTGGCGGTGGACTTGAACTTTTCATATCGTTCCCCTAAATATTTGCAATCATTCTTTGCCAATGTGTACAAGATCATGTCCCCATCAGCCATGCCGTCCTTGATTCGAGCTTCTTCAGTAAAGCCCATCTTTTCAACCAAGTTGACACTTTTAGAATTTGTTGCATCTACTGGGACAATAATCTTTTTGACATCGCAAACATTGAATGGATAGTCAAAAATCACCGCCAAGTATCTCGGTGTCAACCGACCAGAAATGGCAATATGGCAAGTGATTGTTCGCCTATTCCAATTCTCGTAAATCACACCGGCAACAAACTCGCCGTTTTGTTTCAATCCGATTGATTGGCTGTTAGCCTCGAAATACTTACCTTTTGTCTGTCCAGCCGTCCAATGACCTGCTGAATGATCGGTAACTAACTCAAAGGACACCGCCACCCTCGAACACCAAGTCGGTTGCGACCCACTGTAATTGTATGCCCTGCGTGGCTGTTTTGATCAGCGGGGCAAACGTATATCCAATATTTGTTGCTCCTTGCCAATCAGCCGTAGGCACAAGCCCAGCGCCCCAAATAGCAGAATCCCATAACCCTGTGTCCCACAAGCCATAAGCACTTGTGGAAAAGTTAAGCTGGGCTGATTCATTAGCAAGGTTGTAATCCACGTTTACGTTACCAAAAACCGCAGGCGTTCCATTTGATTGGAGGTGGTAGCGAATCATCTTGCATTGCTTTTGCAAGGCCGTGCCGTAAGATTGAAAGCTCTGTAGCCCAAATCCCTCAATATTAGAAGTGTCGTCTGTGTTGCCATTCCACGCTAAACCAACAAAACCATTACCACCAAAATAGGGATCGTCTATGTGCAATTCCCAACAATTGGCATACCAACCAGTGAAATTACACCAACTCTTAGTAATGTTGTTCATCACAAATTGCTGTTGCTCACCCTCGTCATAGGGCACATTTAGAATCAATTGATTTTCTTTTGGGTAATACAGCAAAGACCACCCAAAATTAGACCCATAAGCCGATATTGCCGAACTCATGGCGTACTGAATTTTGTTGGTAATAGATACCCTTGGATCAAGCCTTGATGACTGCAATGCCCCACTCATAGGCACTACGCCGTCTTGAGTAATGATCAGCAGGTCGCCGCCAAACTTTGTGTAGCAGCGCCTGCCAATTGGTGCGCCAACCTTATAAAGCCCAGTCTGTGAAATTCCCGTTGGTGTTGTTGGGTCTGTTAAGCGCCAAACAAGAGCCTCGCCATTGCTTGTGATAAACACCAAGTAATCATCTACGCCGTAGCCAGCATCCAGCGTCCAAGTCATTCCCGCCATAATGTAGCCACCAAGCTGGAAAATACTGGTCATGTCTAACGCAACCGCCGCGCCGCCAATTGAATTAACAGGCAAGTACCAAGCCTTTAAGGTGTCATTGGTTGTAAGCCAAATGCGGTTTTTAAACAACGTGATATTTGCAATCGTTGCCGTGTCCACATTTGTGATGTCGTAAGGCGAACCATCGCCATCGGTGTGCCAATTTGTGCCGTCAAATGTGCGTAGCTTGTCTGCGCCATTGACCGCCATTAAATAAGATGCCGCCGGTGTGGTAATGTTTACATACTGAAATTTTGAGTTTGTAAGACCACTTACTGCCGCAGCGCCCACCGCGCCTGTGTTAGTGGCATCGTAAATCTTGCCATCAGATATGGCAAACAATTTGTTTGAAGTCCCCGAGCTGTACGCCATCAACGTCTGTACTTGGGCGGGTAAGCCTGTGGCGTGTTTGGTGTAGCCGTTTCGCAAAATAACCGAATTAGTGCCAGGCCAAAAGTTCTGCAAAGTCACCGCATCCAAGGGATCCATTGCCCCCAGCGCATCCCGAGCATTCCAGCCCCCGATTGGGGCGGCAACCGTCACCGTCTGGGCAGACTGTTGGCGCGGTATCTTGGCAAATGAATTTAACATTAGGCTTTGTTTCGTCGTGATATGGCCTTAGCCGTAGCTTTAGCTTCTTCCTTTGAGCTAGCCCCCCAAGCCTTAAGGGACAACGCTAGTCGGGTCGGCTCGCCGTTCTTTTCCATCGGGCCAGGCATATTGCCCATCCGCGCAAGGAATGATGCTCGGCGCGGGTTGTCCCCTGACTTGACAGGCGGCTTTAAATCCATGCCCTCTGCCTTTGCCGAGGCTCTGCCCTTGGCATTTAACCCGCCCTCGGGATTCTTGCCCTCCTTGCGTTGCCAAGCCGCCGTCATTTCTTCTTCTCAGGCTTTGCAGTCTTGGCAGCTTGTTTGAAATCCTTGGCAGACGGTGCGCCCTCAGTGCCAGGCTTTCTCATCTTCTCGCCCGACCCTGCGGCAATTCTTGCCCTTTTGTCTTGAATATTTTTGTAAAGTCCATCTAGTTTCATGTCATCTCCTTAAACGCTAGGCCAATTGCCATCTTGCACACTCCACGGCCCGACCAATTGATTCATTCCAACCGGCGCAAGGGACATGGCAGAAACTGGTTGATCCTGAGCTTTGCAGTATGAAAGCGCCCGCATGAACTCGCCCAGCTCAATTGAGTAATCGAGCTTTTTGGCTTTCAAGAAGTAAAACTTTAATCCAGCCAGCATCAGATCATCAGGAAATATTGATGTGTCTGTGTCTGCCGTATACGCTGATTTTGACCCCTGATCCGAGCCTGTAGCGCAAACCCAGTAGTTCGACACATACTCAAAAGCAAAGTTGTAAACCGTGGTCAGGGCTTGGAAAATCCTAAACTTGTTGTTGTAGATTCGGTAACGCTCTCTGGGGCCAATCGAGATAATGCCGCCCTGCAAGAATTGCCAATCTTGTGATGACTTTGGCCCGAGGTTGCGCCAGTGGTCAGTCCTGTCCCAATTGGTGTCGGAAATCATGCGGTCATAGCCATCAGGCAGGTCATAGTCCTGTTTGGCAAACGTCATTGATACTGATGACGTAGAGGTAGCCACCGGTGTGTTTAGCGTTACCTGTGTACCGCTGTCAATCGTCAAAATCTCAGCATACGGCGCTTGCCCTGTGCCTGTGATCACATTGCCAACCTGCAAAGCCGCAGTAGTTGAAATGTTTGTGATGACCTTTGAGCCTGCGGTGATGTTTCCTGTGGTGCTCACCGCAACCTGTGTTTGCCAGATGTACGCTTGCACCAAACGCTGCCATTCGTAATCCCTGACCAAATCCTTGCCCAGCCGGTTAGCCAAGGCAAGGAGCTGGATAGTCTGATTGTTAGATGAGCCAATTACTGACGGTGGCTGAGTTAAGCCCAGCTCTGCGGACATTTGGTCAACCAGTTGCAGTAATGTGTAACTCATGTCACTCCTCTACGGTTTCTTTTTTAGGTCGTCCGGCTCTTTTATTGATCATCGCACGAAGTTCAGCCAACTCAGCTTCTTGAGCTTCCAACTTTTTATCCATCTCTGCGCGGATTTTGTCCATCATCTGCGAATCTTGCGCCGCCATGATGAAAGTCCGAGCCTTTGATCTCAAGTCGTTAAAGCCCATAATCTTGTCGCCAGCCACATCGGGCAGGTTTGCAAACTGATCAATGGTGAAAATGTTAAGGGCTTTGAACTCTGCCTTTTGTGTTTCTGACACAGCCGACCAAGCATCAATTGGTGTGCCGGCGACTTTTTGTTCTTTCTTTTGCTCAAACCGCGCCCACTCAATTGGGAAATCTTCCATGTCTTGCTCGCGCATAGGACGGTCAACAATTAAGGTCGAATCGCCTGGCACTAGCTTCTTGATAAAGATGCGCTCTTCAAAAATTGGGCGTTTCTCTGCATCTGATTTAAAGTTGTTTCGCACCTGCACTGCATGGAAAAACACCGCCATCTTGCCGCGGTTGTCTTCCATGAAGTTATCGTTTGTCCAGCCAGCCACTTCGTTTTTCATGCTAATTCCTTGAGTTTTAAAGCAGTTTCCTGCATAAGTCCATCACCGAAAAACACAACTTCAGCATCCTGCGTTTCAATAAAATTTTCCATTTCAATCGCCGCTTGGAGCATTTGCTGTGTCGTTTGGAAAGTTCTCAAACCAACTCTGACCATGATTTTAACTTGATCCTTGCCAGTGTGAGCGCCTGCGTGACGATTTTTTACAAACGAGCAATCCATGCCATGAATGTCAAACCGGCGAAACCCTAAAGCCGCCGAAACATTCATAGCCCGCATTCCTACGCTCGAACCGCCACCAATCAGGCTTTCCATTCCCTCTGGATGGTGCTGGGCAACCCATGCCACCGTCTCTAAATCATTTCCATTCACTAGATGCCATACCTTAACATTCTTTCCTTTGAGGGTCTCCCAAAAGTCTGGGTGGCAAACTGATGCCATCAGGTACTTAGTATTTTTCTGCGGGTTCCTTAACATCTGCGCCTTATGCGGTCTGGGGTCACAGTCCACATGAAAATCAGGAATAACGCCCCTCTCCACCAAATAGTCATGCGCCCCCGAGACCGTCATGATTGGATGCCTAAGATGGCGCCAAGTGTCCTCAAGGCTCGGGCCATAACACGCAATGGTCATGCGCCGGTCGTTGAACTTGCCCTTTTTCTTGAGCATAGGCAGGTGCATTGACTTTGCCATTTGCTCATGGCGCTCGGCGTTGGTCAAGACCCCTTTAAGCATTCCACCCTCATGTCACGAAATGGGAAATGGTAGCGAGGCTCGTGGAACTCAATGTTTTGCATTCCTACGGTTTCCAGCATATCCCTCAAAGGATTTTGAAACCAACCCCAATGGTGGCACATTGCTTCAGACTTGTACTTGGGATCACCATATAACGCATTTAAGGTCATGAATGGCTGTAGCGGCTCTTTGTTAATCACGCAATTGGACACATAGGCAAACACCTTATCCATGCAAGGCAGCTCTAGGATCATCTTGCCGCCTGGCTTTAAAACCCGCTTCCACTCACTCAGCAGGTCGTAGACTTCCCACTCGTAAAAGTGCTCTAAAACATGGATTGCGGCTACCGCATCGGCTGAATCGGTCGCCAACTCAAGTTTTCTAAGGTCGCATTTGATGTCTGAAATATCAGAATGCAGGTCAACGTTTATCCAGCCGTCCCATTTCTTTGAGCCGCATCCAAGGTTGTAGGCCGTTTCGTAGCTATCTTCCACCTGTCGATCAGTGTTGCTGGCGAGAATTCTTCCATCACGAACTTCTGCGCCTTGGTAATTAGTTCGTTCATGTCCTGTTGTGTTGTCCATTCGATGCCCTCTTTGATGTTGCCAATGTAAATGGGGAAACCCACCAAGGCAGGATGCGGCTCTGCAACCACAAAACATCCTTGGCGAATTGCCTCAATTGCCCTGTTTGCGCTCTTGTAAGGAGCTGTGGCAGGGATCACCACTATATCGGCTCGGGCAAACTCCCTCAGCATGGTCTCATGCGACCAAGGAATTGCCCCATCAAAGTTAGACACTACCCGCAAAGAATAATATGCAAGGTCAGGCAGTATGCGTTTTAGGCTATCACGGTTGACATGATGCCCATACCAAAGCAACTTGACCCCATTGCAGTGCGGTCGCATCTCGGGGTACTCATAAGGGTCTGGGATCACCGTAGCATCCCGCCCCAGCTCTTTAATTCTTTTTGCCATCTCAGCGGTTGAACAAGTCACCGCATCAGCCAGGCGCAAAGCCTCTTGGTAGTGCATCCAATCAAAATGATCGTCACAAAAGTCCACCACCACCCATGCGCCCCGAGCCTTTGCCCGCGCCATCACCATCAGCTCATTGGCCTGCGGCTTGGCAAACACCAGTGTGTCGGCGGTCAAATCATTCTGGCTTGCCCAATCGCCCGCCGGTATCTTGGATCGGTAGCGCCAGCTTGCCGCATCTTTATTGCCCCAGTGAATGAATGATGTGCGGTTGTTTAGGTCTGTCTTAACGTCAAGGATGCCGCCTAGCTCCATCATGTTTTGCTGGCGTTTGTTGATAATTGCTTGGATCAGTCCGCGCCCATGACCGTGAAATACAGCGTCTGGCAGGTAATCGTAGTAGGTCTGAAAATGCTCGGCTTGCAATGCCATCGCAGTGTTGCAGTAAAAGGTCTCGCCCTCTTGCTCGATCTTGACCTCAATCAGCTTGTCGCCGTCTTTTAGTCTTTCGCCGTTGACCCTGAGCATCTCGCCGGTGTTGCAAGAATCAAACCCAAACAGCTCAAACTGGCGGTAGCCAAGGACGTAGAACAGCGATATAGCCCTCAATCCCGAGGTTGTGCCGCCACCTATCAGCATAGAGTTTTTGGGGCGATCTTGCCCCTTTTTAACGTATGGATGCCATATCGTGACCTGATGCCCTGTCAGGTTGTCAAACATTGCAGGATGGCACTGGCTAGCAATCATGTAATGCACAGCCTTGTGCGGTTTGTAAAACGCTATTCGGTGTTCTTGCGGGTCAATGGCTAAGGCGTAGTCTGGGATCACGCCGTGAGCAATAAGCCAATCGTGTGCGCCCTTAATCGCCACAATGGGCGACCCCGCTGCTTGCATCTTTTTAATGACCTCTAACTGACCCTTGACACTAGGTGCGCTTGCCACCAACAGGACAGACCCAGTTTTTGCTGGCTCGGCTTGTTTGACCTGTGGATAGCCTCTGGCAATTGCCGCATCCATGTAACCAAACAATGTCTCGTCTTCTGCGACACATTTACCAACTATTTTTAAAGGGACAGAACTCATTAAAAAGACACCCCGCTTTGTGGGCGGGGCATCAGTCTGGTTTAGCCTGCGCCAACCATGATTAAGCCTGCATTGTTCACCATACAGAATGGTGCGCTAGCAGAGGTTGCTGAGGTGTTAGCTACGATACCTTGGATAAAGCCAGCAGACACGGTTGTGTCGTCTAGCGAACCCGCGGTAGCTGTGGTGTACAAAGGTACTTTGGGATTGCACCCAATCAGCAAGTTAACCTTGAGCATACCGTTCAAGCCAACCCAGCCGTAGTAGCTAGAGGCAATCGCGGTTTGTGCAAAGCCAACCATGTTGAAACCCAAAGCCGCAGCGTTTGTGGTGGTCACAGGCACAGCTCGCATAACAGGAGTGGTACTCGCTGAGTCTGCGTATGTGCTCATGATCACCGCATCAAATGCGTTGATGGTGGATTCGGCGCGGACAAACATATACACGCCGTTGTTGGAGGTGTTCACCCGAGTACCAGGGGTAACAGGGAACAATGTTGTAGAGCCTGCACTTGTTGACGCATAAGTAGCCGTCAAGTCAATGCCGATTTTGCCGTCTGTGACGTAATCTGCCATGATATTTGCTCCTTATTCAGTCATCACGCCTTGGAACTGGAGTCCCGAGGCAGTCATATTGCCAGCCCAGCCGATCAAGCGCACGATGGCATCTTGGTTGGTGGACATACGCTCATCACCAATCGGAACAAAGTTACGATTTGCATGAGGACGGAAGAAAATGTATTTTGTGTTCAAGAAATAACCAGTAGATGTCGGAATATTACCGCCGATACCACCGTCAAGAACAACGTCAGCGTTCATAAACTTGGATGCAACAAAGCCTAATTCGGCCATTTTGCTTGAGCCAGGAAAACGTTGAATGTTTTGCAGAGACGACATGAAGAAGCCCCACAAGTTGTTATCCACCAAAATCAAATCGACTACGTCAGAGCCGCGACTTGTCTTTGCATACAGGCGGTTAAAACCGGTCTGAATGTTTGAGCTAGATGCGGAAACACCCAAGTCAGTAGAGAAGTCAAACGTCTGATTGCGCCAGAATGACCAAGTCGCACGGTCGATGCCGCCAACCACGCCGGTGCTTGGAGATGCAACCACCATAGCTTGCAGACCAGTGATCTGCTTGCCGTTGTTAGCTGTACCGTCCGAGTAAATACCAGTGCTGATCAAGTTCTCAATCGATGCCTCGGCAACGTCCAAACGTGCGTCAAACAAATCAATGATCTGTTCTTCACCGCTGTTTTGGAGCATTTCCAAGCCATTGATGGTCACTGCGACAGCGGCCTGCTTGATCGGGTACTGAGCCGCAGAGATTACGTCCGCAGGGCTAATGTCTAAGACTTCAGCGCCTGAGTAGTACATTGCGGTCGAGTTTGCTTGGAATGACAATTCTTGCAGAATGGTCGAACCACCTGTGAACGGCTTGTAACGGCCTTTCTCACGCAGGCGAGTCAACAACGCATTGTTTTTGGTCACGTTATCGGCAACGATGCCGGAACGAGATTCAATGGTGGTTGCTAAAACGTCTGAGTAATTACTATTGGCGTATGCCATGATTTACTCCTTTTTAATTCACCTGCCGCAGCGCATTGGCAATGACGGCTCGGCGATCCATTTGATTGACTGCACCTGAGATGGCAGCGCCTGGCGCTCCCCTGACCTGTACAGCCGCTTGTTTTGCTTTCTGTACCTGATTCTGTGCGGCGTAGCTTTGTTGCTGTTGAGCAAATAAACTTTGTGCCAACTGTGGATCAAGTCTTACGGCGGTGTCGTATGCCACTTGCAATTTCTCGCGTTCTGACATATGACTGATGTCCCCTAGAACTTGCGGCGCTTGGAGAAGCGACAACATACGATCTTGGACTGCCTCAAAGTGTGCGTTTGCGGGGTCGCCTGCAAACTGCTGGATTACCGAGAGTGCTCGGTTTTCATTCTGTTTCTGCGCCTCATACTGGCTCTGCGTGATGTGTGCCGTGAGCTGCTGTACTTGTTGCGCCAATTGATTGTAGTGCGAATCCTGCTGTGGTGGTGCTTCGCCACCAAAGTAAGCCGCCACTTGCTCTAAAGGAATCTGGAATTGCTGGATCATCTGCGCGACCGCTTGCGACTTCTGCTGCGGTGTGCCAGTTCTTAGCAATGCCGCCGTCTGGAGCAATGGGCCAATGGCCTGCGATGGCGTACTGCCCTCATTTCGCAATATCCACTCATACGGTGCAAATTGCTCGGTAATTGCCCGAGCCTCTGCGTCCCTTTGTTTGTATGAAGTGATGCCCTTTTCGTAGTCGGCATCCCGTTGGGCAAAGGCTTGCTGTAGTTCAGCCGGTGCTTTTTCCCAATGTTCTTTCAGCTCGAGGCGCAGGCTTTTTGGCATCTCAGCCCTTGGCTTTTCAGCCATCTGCGGTGCTTGTGTCTGGTCGGTTGGGAACTTGGGAGCAAACTTACCGCCCTCGCGGTTTTGTGTAGCGGCGTGTTTGCCACGGTTTGTCGGTGTCTTGGTCAGCGCCTCACGAATCGTATCGGCTCTGCTTTGCGGCTCGGCTGGCGCTTCAACTGGCGCAGGAGCTGGGGTTTCGGGTGCTGGTGTATCTATCGTGTCGGGTGCGACAACTTCGTTTTCCATCACTTCATCCTTTTCATTTGATCGAGGGTCATTTTGATCATCTCCTTGCGCTCAGGCATGGAACGGTTGTGTAGGCGGTTTGCCATCTCTACGTTTAGGTTAGACATCTTAACAGGGGAAATCGGTGCGCCTGGTCGGTCAAACTCTTGCACGGTCGCCAATTGCCCGCGCAGCCTGTCTCGGTGGACTTCTTTTTTCTTGTTCCATTCGGCCTGAGCATACTTAACATCTGAATGCCCCATCTCGATTGAATCGGTGCGCTTAAGGTGGTCACGCCACTGCTTTCTACCCTCAATCATCTTGCCATCTGGCGACATAAACGGCGCTATATCGCCCATTACGGTGGTGTACTCACCAGACCGCCCACTAGTCTTTTCGTAAGGCTCGCTGCCGTCAGATGGAAAAACCCAAGTTGTTTTCAAAGGAACTCCAAAAGTGTTTCTAAATCTTCTTCGTCTTGTTCAAATTCAATCCGCTTTCTCAGCGTTTCAATCTGAACCATGACCGCATCATAAGTGATTACTGTTTGTGCCGCAATATTTATTGTTTCGGTGGGTGCGCTGGTGATCTTTTCACGCTGGTCAGGCGGCAAGCCAAACAAGGCGGTCTTAATCCTTTCCCTGCGCTTGGCCTCTTGTTGCTTTTCTTCTTCCCAATGCTTATCACGCTCGTCAAAACCAAAGTGACCACCGAGTAAAATTTCAGGCGCTGGGGTTACCGAAACCCCGATTGTGGCAAACGGTAACTCAGCAAAGGCGGCAAAGCCAAACATCAGTATGCCTCAAAGATATTTAATTTTGTCATGCCCAGTTTCCTACGGAGATTACTGTATTTGTTCCAACTGGGTAGCACTTAAACCAAGTGTTTACACCAATGACTGCGGCACTACCATTTGTCAACTGGATACTGGGAATAATTGTTCCAGCACCGTTGATTCTGAAAATACCTTTAACTATGGCTGATGCCGCAGTTCCTACTGCCGCAGTAATAATGTTTCCAGTTGCCCCAGCAGTTGATTGCCAAGTTGTACCAGCCGCAGCAGCTATTGTTTGAGTTGTAGCATCAAGTCCAAAAGCGTGCCATGCCGCACTTGTAAACGTAGCCGTTCCCGCCCCAACAATAGAAAATCCCATATTTCCCGATGTTGCAGACATAGCACTTACGTTAATGGACATTTCAAAAAAGTAAGAGGTTGATGCGCCTACTGTCAATGCGCCACTCGTTAAACCGCCAGTACCGCCGCTAAATATTGCTTGCAATGATGTGTTGCTAGTCATTGTCTTTGTGCCTGTTCTAGCAACAAAATGTTCAGCAACATTAACCGCACGATTACTTGCTATTGGAGTAGCATAAAACGCAGTTCCATCATATTCCCATGCGCCAGCCGCAGGGGTTGTCAAATTTGTGCCTGTTACAAAATCTAGTGGCGCAACTGTCGTAGTTCCTGCGCTTAAATTTACAGTAGAAAAATTGCCTGTATTGGGTGCTGTTCCACCAATAATAGGGGGGCTAGATAGGTCTAATGTTCCACCCAAAGTTAGGTTGCCAGAGGAAGTGACTGTGCCTGTGAGTGTGATGCCGTTTACTGTGCCTGTGCCACCAACGCTTGTAACTGTGCCGCCCGAAGCTGGGGTAACCCATGTCGGTGCGCTTGTAGCATTGCTTTGCAAAACCTGTCCCGCAGTCCCCACTTGACCATTAAATGCCACCGATCCATTGGTGTTAATGGTCATTACGTCTGTTGTACTGTATGCACCATTGACAATAAAACTGATTTTTTGATTGTCCCAACTACCTAAAACTAATGGGCCACCATACGATTCCACAAAACTTGCCAATGGCGTAGAAAACCCATTATTGGGAAACCCTGCTGCTAAATAACTGTAATTTGCGTTATTTATTCCCAGCTCGCCGTAAGCCGTATGACCGCCATCATTGACCGCATAACTGGCATACGATGTTGCCCCTGAATCGGTGTTTTGCAAACTTGTGTAAAGATATAACGGCTCACTAGCAGTAAACCCCGCAATCACGCCCGAGTCTGTATGTAATGTGGCGCTGCCGACATTTAAAGAACCTGTGTCAGTTATTCCTGATGTGTAAGGTATCAAAACACGATTATTGGCATCCTGATTAACTGACTTTTCCGCAGGATAAGTAACAAATACATCTTTACTACCCGCCGCAAGATCAAGTTTTGAGCCTGTGGATGAGGAAATTACGGTTGTTCTGGCTAAAGTCCCGCCGTAATACGTCCCAATTCCTACCTCCCATTGAGTCCCGCCTGAAATTGTGTAATAGGTTGTGTTGTTGTTGCCAATGACGCTAAACGACTGAAACCCTGAGACTGCGCCGCCAAGGGTTATCGTGCCTGTGCCTGTGGAGGTGGTGGTCTCTTTGACCCTATCGGCTAAGACCAAGCTCATACCGCAATCTCAACACCCGCCGCCCGACCGTCTGGCCCACGAATAATACGTTTCGGTGCGCTGATTGCCTGCATTACGCCGGTAATCTGTCCCAATGTCTGACCATGCATATCAGCCAGGCGGTTGATTGCCTCACTCATGCCGTCACCCAAAGTAGAGTCAAGCTCCTCGGATGCCGCCATCTGTGCGCTCATTGCGGCTTGGTCAAGCCCAGCTTTTGCGCCAATTTGTGCCACCAAGACTTTAGTCGCTGCATCAAGTTCTGCTTTCCATCGTTCATATTCTTCCTTTCCAGCCATTTCTCTGGCTTTCATTTGCATTTCATTATTCTGCTTGGCAACTTCAAACTCGGCTTTCATTTGCTGTAACTGCATTTCTGCCTGAGTCTTAGCCTGGTGCATCTGCATCTCAAGCTGTGCCTTGCCTTGCTCAATTTGAGCCTGCGCCTGCATCTTCATCTGTTCGGTCTGCGCCTGCGCCTGCATCCGCATCTGCTCTGCTTGCTGCTCGGCTTGCATTTGCATCATCTCGGGCGGCGGGCCAGGCTGTTGCTGTTTGGCAGCGTCTGCCTTGTCTTGCAGGGCTTTCATTGCCCTCTCGACCGCGCTCTCTAACCCGCGACCAGCTCTAAACCGGCGTACAAGGAATAACAGCATCTCGGAAGCCATTGGCAAAGTCTCAGGCGCTTGGGCGATCATTGGGATTGCCTCACGCAAGAATAGACCGATTGCTTGGATTGCCTCTTGTGCGCCTTGCTTTTCAGCCTGCTCATCAATCTGCGCCAGACTGTCAGCCTCGACCGCAATGTGGAAGTCGCGGATGGTGCTGTCGGACAACATCTTCAACGCTGCCTGCAATCTTTGCGGGTCTTGACCGTCCGGCGTGTTCATCACACCTGACATCTCCACAATCAGCTCGGGCGGGTAAAACTTGCAAATGACCTGCGCCTTTA